CTTAAACCATCAACACTTAATTGACCTGCAATGCCAGAAGAAATTTGCTCAACCTTACCTCTTTCATAAGTTCCAGTTGCTCCAGCAATTGTTGTTGGGTTAGACCAAGCGGCATAAGATAAAAATCCTTTAGGCTTATCAGCCCCATCACCACTTACATAATAAGTGTTAAAGTCTCTTTGAAATCTAGTTTGCATTTTGTTAATCAACCAATTTTCAACATCTGGGGTGTCGTCTAATTGAGATTGAGTTACAGTTGTAAATGCGGCAAACTCATTAACCAAGAATTTTAACTGACCAACTTGTGGAGTATTAACTTCTGGTGATTCAGTAATTTGAGATACAGGAACAATTGCACCAGACTCATTATCATCAAGAGTGATAATATATTCATTAGATACAATATTTTCAACTGTTGCTAACTCGTTCATTGGAGTAGTCTCAAAATAACGACCAGTTCTAACGCCGCCGTATTGAGGCATTACAAAATAACCACCATCTGGACCAATATCAGAACGAAGAGTTTTTAAATGAATATCTAAATGTTTAGATTCAGTTCCTTTATAAGCGTCTTCTAAAACTGATTTAGTAAAAGAATCAGACAAAGATAGATCAATAAGTTTATTATTTCTAATATAACTTCTTAAAGCATTTTTGTATTCACTATTAGATTCTTTTTTATCTGAAGACATGTTGCCAGCAACAAACATAGCTTCCAATCTTTCGGCTCTTTCTTTACTTGCTTTAACTTCTGATTTTAATTCTTCATAATTTTCTAATTTTTTATCAAGTTCACCTTGCAAATTTTTTAAAGTGCAATTAGTCAAACCATCATATTTTTTAGACAAGTCATCATTAGTTTCTTGAATTTTAGAAACCATTGATGCTATTCCGTCAATTGCTTGTTTTAATTCTAGTGTCATTTTTAATTAAATTTTGTTAAAATATTTTGTAAATTTTTAATACTATTTAGAAGCTCTATTTCTTCTAAATTTGTTTTTAACTGCGAAACTAAATCAAAAAGAACATCACATTCTTTTTCTTCATTTTCTTTATTTTTCTCTTCCCGAGAAAATTCTTTTATTTTTGAAATAACAATCTTTGCTTCCTTAGGAGAAAAACCGTTATCTTTTAAAATTGACTCAACTTCTCTGATAGAAGATAAATCTTCTAAACTTTTGCCTTTTAAAGGGCTTTCAAGTGAAGGGTCATTAAACTCTTTTGCCATCTTAACATATAAGTTGTTGATAATTTCCTTAATCTTAGCTTTATCTTGTTCATCAATAGCAACTCCAACTCTCGCACCTTCTAAAACACCAGCTATTGCAAAAACAGCTCTTGGCACAATGTGAGGTTCGCCATCAATTATATCAACAAACGGCAATTTATAAGCATCAAAGAATTTTGAACGACCAGCGTCAAAATACATAAAATATTTTTGATAACTTCCTGCTGGCTCATTTTCTGATTCAGTATATTCTCTTATTCTTTTTTCTGCTTCTGATGCGTCCCATTCATAATCTCTAGGAGCTAATGGAAAATTTAAAGTAGGATTAACTGTTTTAATTGCGGTTAGTCTTGCTTTGTCATTCATTGGAAAAGTAACTACCGAGCCTTCCATTAATTGAGCTTTTTTAATCACTCGGCATCTTTTACTATCAATTGTTTTATATTCACAATCAGAAGGACTGGTCATATATCCCATAGAAAAACCAGATATATCGCCATTTTTTAAATTAGCGTATTTTTCAGCAGCTAAAGGAACTAAGAATGCACCAGTTTTATTATCACGCATTAAATTAAATTTAGCGTTTTTAAATTTTACGCCATAATCATCAAATTCAATCTGATATTTACCAATTGCCTTTTTAGTATCGTGGTCAGCAAGTAATGGATAGTATTTACCATTAGGCTCTTCCATAAATGCCTTTGAATCTAAAATATCATTGCCAAAATCAATATTATTGAACGCAGCAACATATCCTTCAAAAGACCCATCTTCTTGAAGATTTTTAACTTCTAGTGTAAATTGCTTATAGCTTAATTCCATAAGTGGTGTTTATGGTTAATAATTATTTTAAATAAAAACTATTGTTTTTTGTTTTGCAAGAATTTAATCTTTATTTTATCTTTAAGATAATATAAAAAATTGTGCCAAAAACTGGAAATACGAAAGTATACGAATACATCAGAAATATTATGCCATTTCTTAAAGAGTTGGTTGAAAAAGGTAGAATCAGTGAGCCAACAAAAGAGGCTTTCTTTTCGGAGTATCTTGGATATTCTAAAACTCACTGGCTTAAACTTTACAATAAAGCTTCTATTAGAAAAGTTTTTTATGTTATTCTTGAACTTATGCAGGAATGCAGAAAGTTAAAAGAAGATGTGAAAAGATTAGAAAGGCAACTTAATGAAATAACAAAAAAATAATATGACTTGTATAGTAGGGATAAACAACAGATGATTATATTTGGCAATAGATGTTTTACACTGGAAAGAAAAGATTTTTAAAACCAATTCTTAGTATTAATTTCTTAGATACTCAACATAACAGCGACAACCAAGAGTTTCGCTCGCAGGAAGTTTTGAATCCCTTGGTCTGCTTGCCAGAAAACCGCCAACAATAAAGTTTTGATTTAAAGGCACTGTTTGTCCATTTGCTGCCAAATGATTTGGTCTAATTCTATCATCTAAAATTCCACGCCAAACTTTTCTTATTTGCAATCCAAGATTTAAAGCAATCAAAGTTGCTTCTTCTTGTCTTGACCAGCTTTCACCTACTCCGACTAAAGTTTCGGCAATTAACTCCGCTCTTGATTCTTCTTTCTTGTCCAAAGCAATGTTTATTTCTTCCGCAACCGCATTATCTTTGGTTTTTTGCAAAACTGCTAATTCTTTTTTATATCTCGCCAATCTTGCATTTAGTTTGCTTAAATCCGTTTCTCTGCCTTGAATAAATCCTTGAAAACGAATTTGCATTATTCTTGCTTCCAATTCCTGAATAATTGTTTGAAGACGCGCTTCTTTTCTAATGTGCTTAGTTAAAGCATTGATTTGAGCTTCAGATAATTCTTTTGCGTTGGTGTTTTGAATATAAAGAGCTTGGCGTTCACTTTCTGTTGCTATAAAAAGTATAGCCAGTCTTTCAAACTCTTTATTGATGTTTTCTAGTTGATCTTGGTTCATCTCAACATCTAAGGCTTTTTTACTTGGCTTGCGTTCTAAATAGCCAAAAGTCTGGATTGTTTCTCTTAGGCAGTCTTTAGAAACTTTGAGAAAGTCGGGGTTGTAATTTCTTGCAACCGATTCAGCATTTACGGATTTAGTGGCTTTGTAAAGATTGATAGCATCTTGGTTCATTTGACGAAAGATAGCGCGAATAGGTTTTATGTATCGGCTTTCTATTTTTCTTTTTTCAATGTCAATGTTCATTAATTACACACAATATTTCAGATTCTTTGCAAATCAGATATTTTTGTTTATTAACTTCAATTTCATTTCCTGACCATTTCTGAAAAAAAACCATATTGCCAACTTCTACATCTTTTACATCCTTGCCTACAAAACAAACTTTAGCCTTAACTGGAATTTCTTTTGATTTTTCGGGAATAATAATACCACCCTCAGTTTTTTCTGCTGCGGCAATTAATTGTAGAGCAACTCTATCTTTTAAAACTTTCATAAAAATAATTTTGTTTTTTAGGGAATGTTAATTGCAACAATACTATTCGCCAGCAACCAACTTCTCCACTTCCTCATCAGAATAAACCCTATTACCCTTAATATCAAGAGTTGTGTTTAAAAGTTTGGTAAGAATATCTTTTTCTGTCTCTTTAGTTTTCATTCTTGCATTCTGAATTTGTTTCCATTTAGAATTAGCCCAAGAGCGACCAGAATCACCTCCCCATAGAAGCCACGCAATATAGTGATTTGTAGGCTCGCCATTAGGTTTTTTATTTTTTCCTTCATTAACTCCGTGTCTTGCAAAGAAACTAACCATTCTTGCCACAGTCTTTGGTGTTAGATTTTCTCTTGCTCTTAATTGAACTGCTCTTGCTACTCCAACATCAGTTCCACCTCTGCCATATTTTTTTCTTAATTCCAAACCTCTTGCGGCATTTCTTGCCATCGTTTCAGTTGGCTTTAAATTTATATTGATTGATTTTTCTTCTTCAAATTCAGTTTCATCGCCTTCAACAACTTCCTCTTCTTCCTCATTTAAATCGGTTTCCTCTATTTCTTCTTTGTCTGGTTGTTCTCCTAACATATTTGCAGGCACGCCAATAGTATCAGTCATATTTTTATCACCAGCAACAGCCACTTGATTGCCGTCAATATAAACAGAATTACCACCAACATCAGTTGTCCCAAGTCCAACCATTTCTCGCATCTCGTTCATTGTTGCAA